GTTCAGCCGTACCAGAACCGCTCGTGGCTTAATTCTTTATATTAATAACTCCTTAACTCGTGGCGGACTCTTATTGAGTCCGCCTTTTTTTTGTTTAAAATTAACTAAACTTTTAAAAAGTTTTATGTTGATTTTATACTATCCCATATGTTACCATACATTACTGTTAACTATTTTAGAGGATAAATAAAAATGAATGATACAGATTTAAGATTAAAAGAATTAAGTGAATTAGATAATTACAGCGATCTAGAAGAACTTGAACTAATCGAGGAGTTAGATAATGACATTATTAACTAATAATTTCAGCACCAGTATTAAAACGAGAGGATGCTCTATAACATATAGAGCGGGGCATACGGGCAACCAATATAAAACGTGTCCGACTTCCTGCCCCCTAAATCCGACTAAATCAGGATCGAGGAAAATAGATATTGAATACACAAAAGAAGTCGCTAAAGCTGTCCCTCGTGGTGGCGTGGCGTGGTTATATACTCATTTTAAACCCAAGTTATGGAAGAACTTGGTTATTAAAGGTAAAACCGTCTTTAATTATTCTTGTGATTCATTAAGACAAGCTTGTTTAAATTTTAGAGAAGGAATTGATTGTGTTGTTGTTGTTCCGTCTAATTTTTGGAACAATACAAAAAACAAAATTAAATCACAAAATATAAATATAATACGTTGTCCTGCTGAATATATGAATAATATTAATTGTGGGAATTGTGGAGGAAATCAAAAACCCTTATGTGCTATTCAGAATAGATCTTTTATTATTGGATTCACAGCTCATGGCAATCAAAAGAAAAAAGCAGAAGACACCAAGACGCGGGGCGGATGCTATGCGAGCGGTGGCAATGTTAATATACATTGGAATAGATTGGCTCAAAAAATTCAAAAGATAAAAGACCATATTAAACTAAAAGACTTTGTTGACTCTTTACCTTCTGGCGGTCGACTACGCCACCACGTGGCAGGAGATCTCGGCAAGATTTAATATTGCATATAATTCCATATTATTTTATATTTAATTGTTGTTAATCACTTATAGGAGTTTTTAAAATGCATACAAAACACGATTATTATGACGATGAAATCCTTCAACAGTTTGAAGACAAGAACCCTAATAAGAGCATAGTAGACCCAGAAGAAATAGTAGACGGGGAGACCTTCTGGCGTGCGCAGGTCGATCTCGCCCAAGAAATGGATGAAGACGCTAAAAAACTATCTTTAATAAAAGATCTTTTATACATAGCTGAAAACTGTATTGAAACCGTCAAAGATTTAAAAGATTTTACCCTTCAAGACCGCCAAGAAAACAACACACTAGAAGAATTAGAAATTGATCATATATTAGATTCAATTCAAGAAATCACTAGTAATGAGGAAGAAAATTCTTTTATAAATTTAACCCATAGGAAAGGTTCTTATGTTGCCGAATATCATGACTTAGATTTTTATAAAAAGACTAAAAAAGAATATGAAAATTGGATAAATTCAAACCTTTTAAGATAAGTTAAAAAACGTAAGAACAACGCCCCCCTGCCTCTCAGCAGGACATCAAAAGATATAAGCTCGTGATCCTTGGATCATGGGCTATTTTTTTTTCGCGTGGATAAGGACTCCCTAAACGGGAGGCTCATTGACCCCCTATTCGAGCCTCATTTCCTTTTAATCACGGTTCACGGAAAATGAACCTCGAATAAGGGAAAGCGGTGGGTGAGGTGTGGGGAGAGGGTAAAGGGTATGTTTCACGCAAACAATTCCATAAAAAATGATATCGTGGTATAACTGTTTTTTTAACTTTTAGGGTCCCCTAATGAGCCTTGATCCGTCAGACGTTGAAACTCAAGAATTACGCTTGAACTTACGCCTTGCTCAAATAGAGCGTGTTGAGGAGTCTCAGAAAAATTTTTTACCATTTGTTAAATCTCTCTGGCCCGATTTTATTGAAGGAACGCATCATCGTTTGATTGCCGATAAGCTTGAACGGATTGCCTCGGGCGAGTTAAAGAGGTTGATTGTCAATATGCCGCCGAGACATACAAAATCTGAATTTGCGTCTTTTTTGTTTCCTGCTTGGATGATCGGGATGCGTCCTGATATGAAGATTATTCAGGCAACACACACCACGGAGCTTGCTGTTAACTTTGGTCGTAAGGTCAAGAACCTTTTGGAGACGGACGAGTACAAGGAGATTTTCCCGGATACGAAGTTGGCGATTGACAGTAAAGCCTCTGGTCGGTGGGACACGAACAAGGGTGGGATGTATTATGCTGTTGGTGTGGGATCGAACTTAGCGGGTCGTGGTGCGGATTTATTGGTTATTGATGACCCTCACTCGGAGCAGACGGCGATGTCGGCTTCTGGTTTTGAAAGTGCTTGGGAGTGGTATACGGGGGGTCCCCGTCAGAGGCTCCAGCCGGGAGGTGCGATTGTTCTGGTTCAGACACGGTGGTCCGAGAAGGATTTGACGGGTCAGTTGCTCCGCGCACAGATGAAGGACAGGAAGGCTGACCAGTGGGAGATATTGGAGCTGCCTGCGATTATGCCTTCTGGGGAACCGTGCTGGCCGGAGTATTGGGCGTTGGAGGAATTGCTGTCGGTGAAGTTTTCGGTTCCGGCGTACAAGTGGAACGCTCAGTACCAGCAGGACCCGACTTCTGAGGAGCTGTCGATTTTAAAGCGGGAGTGGTGGAAGAAATGGACTTCTGATGAGATGCCTGAGTTACAGTATGTGATACAGAGTTATGATACGGCGTTTACGAAGAAGGAGACTTCGGATTACAGTGCGATAACAACGTGGGGTGTATTTTCTCCCAAGGCTTACGGACCAGCGGCCTTGATTCTTTTAGACAGCAAGAAGGGACGTTGGGACTTTCCGGAGTTAAAGGAAGTTGCGATGGAGCAGTATGAATACTGGGAGCCGGAGACGGTAATTATTGAGGCGAAGGCGAGTGGACTTCCTCTGACGCATGAATTACGGAACATGGGTATACCTGTTGTAAACTTTACACCGAGCCGTGGAAACGATAAACTAAGTCGTGTTCATAGTATATCGCCTCTTTTTGAAGCGGGAATGATATGGTATCCTGACGAGAAATGGGCGGAAGAAGTGATTGAGGAGTGTGCTGCATTTCCTAACGGTCAACATGATGACTTGGTGGATTCGACAACACAGGCGTTGATGCGGTACAGGCAGGGGAACTTTGTTCAGATACCGACTGACGATTGGGAAGAAGACACGGGAGATTTGAAGGTGGTTTCATATTATGGGTAATGTGTACAATCAAGGCATTGGTCGTGTTGTTTACAAACTTCAAGACGGTGGCTCCCCTCCTGAAGACCCTAATAAAAGAAGGAACCTTCCGACTGTTCAAGACAGAAAAAGACTTCAAAGACCAAAAATAGATATTGGTTCTATTTTAAAAACAGGGGGTCGTGTATTAACACGCTTTAATCCTTTGCTTGATCTTCTTCAATCTAAAGAATTGGCTGATGCGACATTGCCCCAAGAAGTGCGAACTCTTCAAGATACAAAAGACGACCGATTACAGAGAGCTAAAGAGATGGGTTTTGACGTTGATAAAGTTTATTATCATGGGTCGGGGCGAATAGATCGTATTTTAGAAAAAGACATGTTTGACAAAAAAAGAGCAACGTCAGGTCCTATGGCTTTTTTTACTGAAAACCCCGAAATAGCGTCAGGATATGCGAAAGGAAAACAAGATACGTCACGTATGTTGGAAGATGGTGATTATAGAAATTGGTTTAAAATAAAAGCAGGAAGAGGAAAAGCTAAAAATTTAGATAATGTTTTTTGGAATTTATCGGAACAAGAAAAAACTGATTTATCTAAAAATTTAAAAAATCTTAGCATAAAAGAAGGGTTGGGAGGGGAAGATCATTGGAATTACACTTTCAAAACTGACGGAAAACGTGACCCCATTAAAACAGCAAAAGAGCTTTGGCTTTCTAGCGGTCATTTATATGACAGAGAAGAAGAATTTATAGACGTTTTGAAAAAAGCAGGGTTAAAAAAAGAAATAGAATATAATTCTCCTTTTCTAAGAAGAGAAGGAATTATTCCTGTTTATAGTAAAGTAAAAAACCCATTAGACACGACTAATGAAAAAGCGTTAAAAGAAGTTCTTTCTCGTTTAGAAGAGGTGGGAAAACGTAAAAGATATAAAACAGGAAGGGGTACGGGTGTCGATAATTGGGATAAAAGTTCGATTGGCATAAGGGAATTTGCAGACAGGTTAAGGGACGATATTAAAGAAGGAACGAGTCATTCGTGGACGAGTATTCCTGATGAGGTGACTTTTGAGTTAAAGGACTTTTTTGGTTATGATGGCATAAAGGACAGAGGGGGGAAATATAATCCAGACAATCCTCAACATGAAGTTTTAATACCTTTTGAACCAGAACAAGTTCGTTCTATCTTTGGTCGCTTTGACCCTGAAAAAGCAGACGAGCCTTATCTTGGTATGAAAGACGGAGGACTTGTCTACAATCAAGGCATTGGAACCTTGGCCCGTAAGCTTCAAGACGGGGGCGAAGCAGAGCCTGTTTTTGAATATGGGTACACGGATACCGAAACAAATTTCGACCCTCTTTCAAAATCTTCAAAGGGGCTGTTGGGTGTTGGTCGAACACTTGTAGAATCTTTTATTCCTGTGAGAAGAGAGCGTCTTCAAGAAGAAGAAACAATTAAAATACCTGTTATTAAACCATCAAATGCTCAAAGTGTTTCAGATTTTATTTCTAAAGAAACAGGAAAACCTCTGACGAAAGAAGATTTTTTTTATTCTCCGAGAAAAGGAGAGAAAGACGTTGATTTTGCGAGTGGAAAAGAATTACTTCCGAAAGATTACAGGTTTGTGTTTGATGCAGAAGGTAACCCTAACGAGGGGTATCTTGAGATAACAAACCCTGCTGTTTACGGTGAAGCAGAATACGGTTTGAAATATATGCCAAGCGTACAAATTCTCAAGAACGTCCCTGCAGGAGCAAAGAAGACAGGGCAGTATATATATGATTTTCTTTCTGACCCTGAAACACGGACGAAAGCTGGTGAAAATGTTACTAAGGTTTTGGAACCTATTAATAAGAAATTAGGAGCAATTATATACGGACAACAAGATCTTTTGAACAATCCGAGTGCAGATTACATTGAATATGAAGATGGGACTAGATTAGGAAGGAATGATGTGTTGCTTTCCCTGCTTACTTTGTTGGGAACAGGTGCTACGGGGTCAGTAATAGGAGGGGCTGGAAAAGCTAAAGCTGGTTCGAGCAGTACTACTCTTCGTTCTTTTATCGGAGAAAGAGATCTTACAACAATCCCTGACGACATGAAGATTAATAATATAAGGGGTAAGAACCTTAAGGATAATTTAAATGAGGCTAGGATTGAGTCTGACCGTATTAGCGATCTTTCGATGTCACAGATTACAGAAGAATTAGAAGAACTTGGTTTTAAAAGCCTAGCAAGTATGCCTGATGCTTTAAAAATAAAAGTTTTACAGGAATATAAAATCAGGAAACCTTTTGACTGGCACATTGGCCCTGATGGTATGAAAAGGTTTGAGGTATCGGATAAAAATACAAGCCTAGATAAAGACTTAGCAAAATATTTAACGGAAAATCCTGATAAAGATATTTTAACAAGGGATCTTTTAAAAGGTTCTCCTGTTTTAAAAATGTATCCTGAATTAGGAAAAACACGTGTTTTGTATAAACCTGACCTAGATGCTTTTGGTGTGTTTAGAAGAAAGGATAAAGGTCCAGACGAAATCGCAGTGAAAATTAATCCTGAGAAGTACCCGCAAACGTTTAAAAGTATAATTCTGCATGAATTAGGGCATGAAACGCAAGATTTCATGCGTTTTGCGGGAGGCGGCAGTTTTGAAACCGCAGGAAACATAAACAAAGGGTTGGAAAGTATATACGGAAAGATAAATGTTTTAGAAACAAGATTAAATCTTAATAAATTTTTAGAACCCTCAGATTCAAACAGGCTTGCCCAGTTAAAAACAGAAGCAGCTTCTGCTGAACTTTTGTTGAAAGATTGGAAAAAAGCTGATTTGGAGTTTAAAAAAACAGGAACTAAAACAGCGGAAGAGGCTCTTGAGGGTGAATCGAGAAAAATGTACAGAGCGCTTAGAGGGGAGATAGATTCGCGTTCAATTCAAAGAAGGGAAAACTTAAACGCTGGTGAACGCAAAATTCTTTCGCCTGATATTAATTTAGGTCAAATACTCGTAAAAGAACTACAAGATCAGGGATATAAAGTAGAGCTTCCATCTTTTAAACCTGATTTGGAGGACTCTTTAAAGGTCAGAATTACTGCTTCTGACAAAAGTAATTTTCTTCCTCCGCATGTTAAAAGCCTTGGAAAACAACTTGAAGAGATAATTAAGGCAGAACGCACTCCTTTGTACAGAAAATCGCCTTATGACAAAGAACAAACAAGAGCTAGAGACAAGAGAAACAAATTACTTAAAGTACAAAACAGAACAGACAGACAAAACGCGGAATTAGAAGAGCTTAATGATGTTTTAGGTGTAGGCAAAACAATGAATCGCGCTGAGTTAAGAACAAGAGGAGAAGGATACAATAAAGACGAATTAAAAATAGATTTGTATGGCTCCGACATTCCTTTTGATGAAAGCATTATTAAGCCGGAGCTTGGAGAGTATCTATCCTCTTCTCTTCAGGCAATGGAAAAAGCTTCAAATAAAAATTTAGATTTGAGTGTGTCGGCTAAGACTGCAAGATCAAATACACTTAATACATACAAAAAGACAATTCCTATATTTAAAGAATTAAATAAAGGGAAACAAGACTTGCAAACAGGATTAGATTACGGCTCTGGTTTAGGGTTAGGGGCAGACTTTTTAAAGTTTGATTCTTTTGACCCTTATCTTGGAGTAAAAAGTAACGCTACTTACACGGATTCTAAAAAAATACCTTCTAGTAGTTATGGAAAAATAACTAATTTTAATGTATTAAATGTTTTGCCTAAAAAAAATCGCGATTATGTTATTAAGGATATAGGACGCATTTTAAAAAAAGAAGGACATGCTATAATTTCTGTACCCGACATAGATTATGTTAGAAAACAAACAAGAGGTAGAAAAGGCTCTGAAGAAAGATCTATAATTACAGACCGAGGTACTTATCAAAAACATTTTGAACCAAAAGAATTAAGCGATTATATTAAAAAAGTGTTAGGCAAAGATTTTTTGGTAACCACTAATCCAAAAAAGAAAATAGGGGATGTATCTGTTATAGTTAAAAAGTTTAATCGTGGCGGAATTGTTTCACGTGGAACACGGCCCACGGTTTTTTCTACAGGAATACCAACAGCATTAAGGAGGGAAACTAATGCAAAAATTTAATCAAAGACTAGAAGAGAATTTTCCAGATGTATATGAAGAAGGACTTTTAGTTGCTGATGGTTTTGAAGCTGCTTTTATAGGGGTTGGACGGCAGTTTAATAAACCTGTTGCTATTTATGATCGGGAAAAATGTATTGATATCTTGATAACGCGAGATAACATGGACTTTGAGCAAGCGGAAGAATACTTTGAATACAATGTCCAAGGAGCGTATGTCGGGGAAGACACCCCTATCTTTATGGAAAAACTTCCAGAGACAAATGAACTTCATTAAGGTATGATGAAGTTTAATAGGAGGCAATATGGCTGAAGAACCCGAAGAAATCGAAGAGATTATGGAGAGCGCAGCATCGCTCATGGACCGCATCCCGAAAGGGTTGAACGAAGCAGACATGCTGGCAATAGAGATCCCAGAGGAACCAGAACTTCCTTCTTCTGATTTATTTGAAATTATTCCTGATGATGATGGGGCGGTTGTTGTTGATTTTGACCCTAATGCAGAATACGGGCCTCCAGAAGAATTTTACATGAACCTTGCTGAAAATATGGATGATAGTCAGCTTGCAGAAGTATCCAATCAATTGCTGGAGGAATATGAAAGCAATAAATCTTCCAGACGCGATTGGGAAGAGGCTTATTCCAAAGGGTTAGAGCTTTTAGGCTTTAATTACGAGGAGAGAACAGAACCATTTGCAGGGGCAACAGGCGTGACGCACCCCCTCCTAGCGGAAGCCGCAACCCAGTTTCAAGCGCAGGCTTTTAACGAGTTGCTTCCTGCAAGTGGCCCAGTCCGTACAGATGTAATGGGCGCGGTCACAAAACAAAAAGAAGATCAATCTCAGCGTGTACGGCAGTTTATGAATTATTACATTACAAATGTAATGGAGGAGTACACCCCTGAATTAGATCAGATGTTATTTTATCTTCCGTTGGCAGGGGCTACTTTCAAGAAAGTTTATTATGACTCTGGGTTAGATCGTGCGGTTAGTAAGTTTGTAGCAGCGGAACATCTTGTTGTTCCGTATGAAGCAAATGATCTCGAAACATGCCCGAATATTACACACGTTGTGCGTATGTCTATGAATGATTTGAGAAAAAAACAGATTGCAGGGTTCTACCGAGATATAGATGTCCTTCCAAGTCAGGCAGAATCTAGTAGTTTGATAGAAGAAATAGACAAGATAGATGGCGTAACGCCTTCTAATGTTGATTATGATTGCACTTTATTGGAGTGTCATGCTGATTTAGACCTTGCAGGGCATGAAGATAAAGACGCTGAAGGAGAAGAAACGGGGATTAGACTTCCTTATATTGTTACAATCAGTCAAGATAACGGAAAAATACTGTCAATTCGTAGAAATTACGAAGAAAACGACCCTACATACAAGAAAATACAGTATTTTGTGCATTATAAGTTCCTTCCGGGCTTTGGTTTCTACGGATTAGGTTTAATTCACACGATTGGAGGGCTTTCACGCACTGCAACAGCGGCTTTACGGCAATTAATTGACGCAGGAACGCTGTCAAACCTTCCCGCAGGGTTTAAAGCCCGTGGATTACGCATAAGGGACGATGAAAACCCCTTACAACCGGGCGAATTTAGAGATGTTGACGCTCCGGGAGGGGCAATTCGTGATTCTTTGATGCCTTTACCATTTAAAGGGCCTGATTCTACGTTATTTCAACTTTTAGGCTTTGTTGTTCAGGCAGGGCAGCGTTTTGCTACGATTACAGACCTTAAGGTAGGAGATGGGAACCAAGCTGCTGCAGTGGGAACGACTATTGCTATGATGGAACAAGGTTCCAGAGTGATGTCGGCGGTTCATAAACGTCTTCATTATGCAATGCGGATAGAATTTAAGCTTTTGTCCCGTGTTATGTCTGTTTATTTGCCCCAAGAGTACCCTTATACGGTTCAAGGTGGCGATCAAATGGTTTTTGCACAGGACTTTGATGATCGTGTAGACATTGTTCCTATATCTGACCCGAATATATTTTCTCAGGCACAACGTATAACGCTTGCTCAAACTGAGATACAGCTCGCTATGCAGGCTCCTGAAATCCATAATATGTATGAAGTGTACAGAAGGATGTATGAAGCCCTTAATGTGAGAGATATAGACAAAATATTGATACCCCCAAGTACAACGGAAGAAGTTCCTAAAGATGCTGCACAAGAAAACATAGATACATTTTCAGGGACGGTACTGAAAGCTTTTGAGGGGCAAGACCATCAAGCACATATTATGGCGCATATGGTTTATGGCGCAACGCCGATGGTTGCTCAATTGCCTCGCATTGCTATGGATTTGCAGAAACATATTATGGAGCATGTTCAGATACAGGCAACAGAACAAGCTATGGAGACTTTCCAACAACAAACAGGTGGACCTCCTCAAATGCAGGGAGATCTTGTGTTTGAAGCTTTAAAAGCTCAGTTTATTGCGGAGGGTATGAAAAACCTTAAAGCAATTAACGCGCAGGTTACAGGTGCAGATCAGCAACAACCTGACCCTGTTGTTGCATTAAAGCAACAAGAACTACAACTTAGAGCGCAGAAGGATCAAGCAGATACCGCAATAGATCAGGCTGAACTTAACTTAGAAACGCAGAAAACTGCGCGTAAAGCAGAGGAGTTTGATTTACGTCAACAAAATCAAATGAATCAGACTCAAATTAAAATACAAGCTGCTTTTGAACGTGAACGACTACGACAACAACAGAAGAGAGGTTAATATGTCGAGAGTAAAATATACTGGAAATAAACCATCTAATCCCCCTGAAGCAACGCCTTATTCTGATATTAAAGGTCAGGGTAAAATGCCTTATGCTCAACCTGTCGAAGAAGATGCCCCCGACACAATGGACGGTATTATTACCAAAGGTCAGTCCAGAGGTATGGGTGGTGCTTTACGTGGTGGCAAATTTACGATTTGTTAAATGCCGTTAAAAACAGGTAAAAGCAAAAAAACTATAGAGGCAAATATCAGTCAGCTTGTAAAGGAAGGATACCCTCGAAAACAAGCGGTTGCTATTGCTTATAGTCACTCGAAGAAAAAGAAGAAGAAAAAGGTTGCTTAATGCTTATTGAAAGCTATCCCCAGTATATACAGGGTTTGACAAATGCAAAGTTAGATTTGACGGGTACAGGAGTAACAACTTTGTACACGGCTCCTTCTAATGTTTCTTTTTCTGTCGTTAATTCTATTCTTGTGTCGGAGGACACAGGCAACGCTGACACCATAACTTTAACCCTTACAAACGGGTCGGATGTGTTTAGTCTTTTCAAAGTTGCGGCTGTTGGTGCAAATGGAACCGTAGAATTACTAACAAGAGATCTTGTTCTTCAACCAACAGAGATATTAAAAGCGACAGCAGCCACAGGTAATAGGTTGCATGTTGTTGCAAGTATACAGGAGTTTGTCCAGTCTGTTTCTGGGCGTGTTCCGTGAGTGATTATGATGATAGTCTATATGACGTTATTACAGAGGTTATAAAGAAACAACAAATGGATTTGAAAGAGCAAGAAATATTAATAAAGGAACAAAAAAACCTAGTAGAGAAACAATTAAAAAACTTAGTTTTTTTTGAAAAAAGAGAGGAAAAATGAGTTGGTTAGAAAACATAAGAACTTTTTTGTTTGGTGAACCCACGGGAGAAAGAGCCAGAGATGATAAAGGTCGATATGTCCCTGACGATAAGTCCACGCCAAACGTAAATGAAGCTTATAAAGACGGCAGAACCCCCAATGAATGAAAATATCCCTGACAAAAAAGCGTATCAAAATAACCGGCGATACATGGCTTGGGGGGCATTAAGCTGTATGGTAGTCAGCACGTTGGCTGTTTGTTATGACCCTTCACGATTTGAATCAGCCGAGGCTATAATGATGATGATGTATGGGAGCTTATCTGCTCTCGTAGCATCTTATTTTGGATTTAGTTCTAAGAGGTAAATATGGCAACTAAAAAGAAAACTAAAAAGAAAAATACACCAAAAAACAAAGCGCTTTATTCAAGGGTAAAATCAGAGGCTAAAAGAAAATTTGATGTGTATCCCAGTGCATATGCTAATGCTTGGTTAGTTCGTACCTATAAGAAAAGAGGAGGTACATACGCTTAATGGCTAGGTCACAAGGCGGTTTAACTAAATGGTTTAAAGAAGAGTGGGTAGATCTTGGTCGCAAGAAAAAAGATGGCAGCTATGCTTCTTGTGGAAGGAAAAAAGCCTCTTTGAAGAGCAAAGGTTACCCTAAATGTGTTCCTAAATCAAAAGCCGCAAAAATGACTGAAGCAGAGAAAAAAAGTGCTGTAAAACGTAAACGAGCTAAAACACAGGGTGTTGGGGGTAAACCAACAAATGTTAAGACTGTTGCATCAAGAAAGAAGAAGAAAAGGAGTAAAAGAGCATGAGCCTAACAGATGCAGAAAAAAACAGGCTGAAGAAAGTAGGTCTTACTGGGTTAAATAAACCAAAAAGAACTCCCGGTCACAAGACAAAGAAAGCGGTAGTCGCTGTTCGATGTGAAGGAAATAAAGTAAAAATTATACGGTTTGGAGCGCAAGGTATGGGGCATAACTACAGCCCTGAAGCGCGTAAATCTTTTAAAGCACGGCACGGTAAGAATATAGCTAAAGGTAAGTGCAGCGCTGCTTTTTGGGCTAATAAAGTATTTTGGGCAGGGAAAAGTGGCAGTAAGAAATCCCCACCTAAGTCACAGAAGCATAGGTTTGGTTAAATGAATCAAGGGTCGGAAAGCTATGTTTACAGATGTAGGCTGCGAAGAGTTATTGATGGTGACACTATTGTCTGCGATGTTAATCTTGGGTTTAGCGTTGTTCTTGCTAATCAAAAAATTCGTTTTAAAGGTATTAACACCCCGGAAAGTAGAACTCGGAACTTGGCAGAAAAGAAACTCGGTCTTCAAGCGAAAGCAAGGGTTAAAGAGTTAGTTAAAAAAGAGTTTCGTATGGAAACGCATAAAGATAAAAAAGGAAAATTTGGAAGAATATTAGGTATACCTCTTACAGAAGAAGGTGTTTCTGTGTGTGATATCTTAATCAAAGAAGGTCATGCGCGTTTGTATGACGGTGGAAAAAGGGAGCCTTGGACATGATATTTAGTGGAATAATTAATGCTGTTGGCGGTGTTGCAACAGCGTGGATGAACAACAAAGTTGAAGAAACCAAAGCTAAAGGTGAACTAAAAGTTGCTGTTGAAAAGCGTAAAACTAAGATGGCTACTGGGGAGATTGATTGGGACCAAACAATGGCAGAAGCCTCAAAAGACAGTCTTAAAGATGAGTGGATTCTAGCCCTGTGGTCTATACCCTTAATACTTTCTTTTACGGGAAAAGCCGGGGTTCAAATCGTAATGGACGGATTTGCGGCACTTGATAAAGCACCAACGTGGTACACAGCAAGTCTGGGAGTTATAGTAGCGGCTAGTTATGGTGTAAGAAGTGCGGCTAAGTTTTTTAGAAAATAGGAGTTAAATATGGTTGATTCAAAAGAAAAAGCAGAGATGCTTGGTTTAGAAGAAAAGTCTATTTTAAAGGAATATGTCTTAGATAAAACAGACCTTGACGAAAAAGCATTAAAAGCTATTGATGAGGTTGAACTGTTTCTTCGAGAGAAAAAAAGTAATTTAATATTTGTTTGGAAAAACTTTCCTAAAGTATCTTACATTTTCCTCTTTGCAGGAGCTGTTTGTGGGTATATTATAAGTTTAATTTTACAAAGTCTCACATAGGAGGTACTAATTGGCATAAATACTATAGATACTTCTAGTTTTATATTAAAACTAATCAAAGAACGCCGTCAGATGATTTTAGAAGTATTAGAAAATAAAGGTGTTTCTAATATGGAAAAATACCATTCATTAATGGGAGAATTAGACGGATTAAATTTTATTAAACAGGAACTCCAGAGCCTGCTCGAAAAACAGGAGCATATAGATGACTAAAGCTGCAGTAAAAGAATTTAAGGTTCAAGAAGAACCTAAAAAGATTGATCTTCCCCCTCATTATGTAAATAAAGAAGACCGGGTTTTGGACCCGACTTTGATAGATAAAAGTGCTTTAGAGCGTATGCCTAATCCTACGGGGTGGCGATTACTTATTCTTCCGTATAGAGGAAAAGGTAAAACAGAAGGCGGTATCTATCTTCCGAATCAAGTTCAGGAAGAGTCTAACATAGCGACCGTTGCGGGTTATGTATTAAAAGTAGGTCCTTTGGCGTATAGGGATGAAGAAAAGTTTCCAGATGGAGCGTGGTGTGAAAAGGGTAATTGGGTTATTTTTGCACGATACGCGGGGTCACGATTTAGGATTGAAGGCGGAGAAGTCAGAGTTTTAAATGACGATGAAATTCTTGCGACAATACTTGATCCAGAAGACATATTGCATTTTTAGGAGAATAAAATGGTTAAAAAATCGACTGCTGAACAATTAGCAGAACAAAAAGACGAACCTACGGTTGACGTAGGGGACGAAGACACAAAAGGACAGGAAATCGTTCTTGATGCGGAGTCTTCGGAAGAACCGGAAGATCAAGGGTCTTTAGATTTGGTTGGTGGTAAAGGAGATAAACCGGAAACCCCAGAAAATGAACAAACCGAATACACAGACAATGTTCAAAAAAGAATAGATAAATTAACGAAGAAAATGCGAGAAGCAGAGCGCCGAGAAAAAGCAGCTTTACATTATGCAGAAAACGTAAAAGGAGAATCGGAACAATTACGTTCTCGTATGCAGACTTTAGACGAAGGGTATTTAAGTGAGTATACTAATCGTGTGGATGCAGAAGAAGGTTCAGCAGAACAAAAGTTAAGAGATGCTTTAAATTCAGGTGATGCAGAAGCCATTATAGAAGCTCAGAAAAAACTGTCCGAAGTAACTGTTTCTCGTGAAAGAATTAGACAGGCTAAAGTAGAGCAAGAAAATTATCAAAAACAAGTAGAGGCTTACAACCAGCAACAGCAACAAGCGCCTCCTCAACCTGCAGCTCCTGCTCCGGCAAAACAACCTGACCCTAAAGCAGAAAAATGGGCGCAGAAAAATGAGTGGTTTGGTTCGGATGATGCTATGACTTATGCTGCTTTTGGTATCCATAAGAAGATGGTAGAGGAAGAATCCTTTGACACTAACACTGATGAATACTACAATGAGTTAGATAAACGTATGCGAGAAGAGTTCCCGCATAAATTAACAAACGGGGAAGCACCCAAAAAACCCGCTCAAACGGTTGCTTCTGTATCCCGCAATACCCCAAGTAAGGGGCGGGGCAAAAAGGTTAGACTCACCTCTTCCCAAGTAGCGATTGCTAAAAAATTAGGTGTGCCATTAGAAGAATACGCGAAATACGTGAAGGAGTAATGAAAGTGACTGATGCAAACCAAGACGGAATTAAATCTGTTAGTCGCGCTTCTCGCGCAAAAAACACAAGGGAGAAGTCGGCTAGGCGTAAGCCGTGGACCCCACCCACTATGTTAGATGCACCCCCTGCACCAGAGGGCTACAAACACAGGTGGATACGAGCAGAAGTTCGCGGTTTTGACGACCGTAAAAATATTTCTGCAAGGCTCCGCGAAGGGTATGAGCTTGTAAGACAAGATGAATATCCTGATTTTGAAGCTCCGGTAGTTGATTCAGGGAAATATGAAGGTGTATTTGGCGTTGGTGGTTTGCTTCTTGCAAGGATACCATTAGAAACAGTTGCAGAAAGATCAGCTTACTTTAACGATAGAAATGCAGATCAAATGCAAGCGGTAGATAATGATATGCTTCGTGAGAACTCTCATTCATCTATGACGATCAGTAAACCTGAACGTCAGAGTCGTGTAACTTTTGGTGGTCAGACTAAAAAAGATTGACTACTACTTTTTAGGAAGGAAACCTTTAAATGGCTAATAATAGTACAGCCTACGGTTTAATTCCTGTCGGAATGGTAGGTTCAGGCCCTAACTCAACTGGGGTAACTGAATATGAAATTGCAAATGATAATACAAATGCAATCTATCATGGCGGAATTTGTGTTCCATTAGCAGCAGGCGTGATTGCTTACGCAGGTGCTACTGATGGGGGTACAACTCAAGCCCTTGGCGTTCTGACTGGCGTTGAATACGTAGATTCAGGAACAGGCAAGACAATTTGGAAAAATTACTGGCCCGGTTCTAACTCTGTGTCTGTAGACACAAACCATCCTGTCCGTGCTTTCGTAGCGGATAACCCTAACCAAATTTTTAAAGTAGCTTCAGACGCTACTTTAACAAATAAGGCTACAGCACAAGCTGCTGTTTTTGCTAATGCCTCTTTAGGCACTTCAGCAAGAACGGGTTCCGATACTTCAGGACAATCCAACTCCGCATTAGGTGTTTCAACTATAGCAGTCACTGCAACTCTTCCTTTGAGAATTGTAGGTATTGTTGATGATGAAGCAAACAGCGATTATACCGCCGCAGGTATTCCGTTGCTCGTTCGCCTTAATGCTCACTTTAACGCTGCGACCCGTGGATTTGCTTCACAGACTACCGCAGACTCAACTGGTATCTAGGAAGGAGCTAGTAAACTATGGCGATATCTCGTTCACAACTAGCTAAAGAGCTAGAACCCGGACTTAACGCCTTATTTGGGCTAGAGTACGATAGATATGACGCAGAACATGCTGAGATTTTTGACGAAGAAAGCTCGGATCGTGCGTTTGAAGAAGATGTGATGTTATCAGGATTTTCGACTGCCCCTGTTAAATCAGAGGGTGGAAGTGTTGATTTTGATGATGCACAGGAAACATATACCGCTCGTTATACTCACGAAACAATTGCGTTGGCTTTCAGTATTACTGAGGAAGCTGTTGAGGATAACTTGTATGATAGACTTGCAAGTCGTTATACAAGAGCATTAGCTCGGTCTATGTCTCAAACTAAGCAAATTAAAGCTGCTGCTGTTTTAAACAATGCGTTTACTGCAGGTGCGAGTGCTATTGGAGATGGTGTGGCTCTTTGTGCTTCAACTCATCCTACAATCAATGGCAATCAAAGCAATATTCTTGCTGTAGCTGCTGACCTTAATGAAACTTCTCTCGAGCAGTTACTTATTAATGTCGCAGGCGCACAAGATGAGCGTGGCTTAAAAGTTGCTATTCGTGGTCAAAAATTGATTATTCCAAAAGAACTTCAATTTGTTGCGGAAAGATTGCTTAACAGTAATCTACGTCCCGGCACTGCGGATAATGATGTTAATGCAACTAAATCAATGGGTATGCTCCCAGAGGGTGCAGTTGTTAATCACTTCCTTACTGATACAGATGCGTTCTTTATTAAAACAGATTGTCCAAATGGATTTAAACTGTTTAACAGAACACCTCTTCGTACAGCTATGGAAGGTGATTTTGACACGGGCAACATGCGTTACAAAGCCAGAGAAAGATACAGTTTTGGTGTATCTGACTGGCGTTGTGTGTTTGGAACACCCGGCGCTTAACTGTTTTACGCTAAATGTAACAATAGTTAGAGAGGGGGCCTTGCGCCTCCTCTTTTTTTTGTGTAAAATTTATATTCCTGACAACTGCATGGTGCGGTTGACATTTGCCACGACAGGAGATTTAACATGGCAGTACATTTTACAGGACCTATTCTGTATGCGGGTAAGGATGCCCCAAGAAAATGGTTCGCAAATTTACCTATAGCTAACACACCAGATTATGTCACTACATTTGATGACTATACTGGGGTTGCTTTAGACTCAACAAACGATTGGACAGTTGTTAAAGATAGTGGAGCGTCAGCAGCAATAGCCGCAGACGTTGAAAGCGGAGTTCTTTTACTTTCTTCTACAGCTACAACAGATGATGACGGTGCTTCCGTTCAAGGCAACGAAATATTTGCAGTTGCTACAGGTTCAACTGGCAGAGACATTTGGTTCGAAACTAAATGTAAAGTTTCAGACGCTGACCAAATGGACTTTTGTATTGGTATGACCGTTAATTTTGCGACAAACCCTGAAGCAATGTTAACAGCAGCCGACAGAATTGTGTTTGAATCTGATGACGGAGCCGCAACTTTGCAAGTTATTACAGAAAAAGATGGTACAGAAACAGCTACAGCTTTAGATTCTACATATGACCTTGCTGATGATACTTTTGTTACTTTAGGTTTTAAAGTTTCAGGTAAAAATAAAACAAGTGCAATAGTTGAATTTTTTGTTGATAGACAATTAGTTGCTACACATACGACAAATATTCCAGATGACGAAAACTTAACAGTTGGAGCTATGGAACTTTCTGGTAATGCTACTGGAACGAAAACATCTTCCATTGATTACTTATTTGCGGCTCAAGATAGATAGGAGTAACAAATGACAACAGCAAAGAAAACTGTAACAAAGAAATCAGTTTCTAAAACTACTGCTAAAAGCTCAAAAAAGGAACTACCTCCGCAGGGTAGTTCCGAGCATAAAGCAATGGTTCTAAGAGGCGAGATCAAAGAATAGGAAGGAGGGTGTATGTCGGGTTCAGATGTACAATCCACGTTTATTGAGGCAGCAGCTTCCGATGATAATGGAATATCAACGGCAGCTACCCTGTCTGATGCAGGTAATCTCACTATTAATGGTGCGTTAGCTGACGGAGGTTCCGTTACTTTTGACCAGCCCCGTAATATTATTATCACTTCTGCTGGTGACGATAGCGGTGATACTTTTACCGTTACTGGAACGGATGAAACTGGCACAGCTCAAACTGAAGCTATAACAGGAGCGGATACAGGCGTTGCAACAGGTTCTAAATATTTTGCTACTGTTTCACAAATTGCCGCATCTGGTGCAAGTGCAGGAAACGTAGAAGCAGGTTCTGGTACAGCTATTGCTGCTCCTATATTTAGAGGTAGCCTAAGACTTCGTAACTTTTATTTTGTTAACACAGGTTCAGCAGGAACTATTTCGTTAAACGAAGGGTCTGCGACAGGTTCTAATAGAATGAAATTTAACACTATAGCAGGTGCAAATACTAATGCTTACCCCGATATAGGGGGTGAAGGTCTTCGGTTTAGTGGAGGCGGTTATGTTGTGTATACACAGACACATTTATCGTCATTGACGGCGTTTTATAGTTAATCACATGGACGCTTCGTTAGAAGAGGCTGTGCGACAGGAAATTAAAGATTGGTCAAAACATGCTTTAGAACAATCTAATGACATGTTTAGCGGTCTTCCTGCTTGTCCTTATGCCCAGAAAGCATGGGAAGATAATCGTGTTGGGTTTTCTTTTTTGTATGAAAAGAACTCTCAAGCGCTAACAACATTAATATCTCAGTTTGATGATCGTTATGATGTTGTTGTATTAATTGATTTTGATTTTGAAGAAGATGCGGAAGAATTTCACGATTCTTTAGAAAGAATTAACATGGCAATATCAGAAGGCGGTTATGTTCAAAAAGATGTGTGGGTTATGGGGTTTCACCCCTATGACGACCCTAACGAACTTATTGATGATAATACTTTCTCAGAGTCTGTTAATGAGCCGTATTCGATGATTTTTGTCCAAAGGCTTAGTAAACTTCAAGAATCTTCTGATAAAATTAAGAAACTAGGGTATTATAAAACTTATCTTGAACAATATGATGTTTCTCAAATGTTAAAGAAACGTCAAGAAACATATAGGAGATTGC